AACACCTCGATGGCTTCACCTGTCTGTGGGCAAAAGCTAACTGTCACGGCCATCCCGGCCCCTACGTTTGTTGTGATACACGGCCTGCGATTTGGCATTTGCTTCATTGATAATCTCCACGGCTTTGGCCCAGCTATCTGATTCGAGGTCTGGGTCATCGAAAAATGATGTTGGTCTTGTGTACTTCTTGGCGTTGATAGATACCACAGGTATATACCACACCGCCCTCTGCTCAGAGGATACACAAGCCAGAATATCATAATCCTTCAGTGTGGGCATCCGTTTGTTGCCACCAAGCCCGGTCTGAAAATGCACCCGCTGTTTATGCCCCGGCCCCTGCCGAGATGCCTGACAGGCTTTGACTTGTATGCGGAGCGTATAACCAGTCTCCGGGTGCCACGCTATCAGGTCCACGGCGTCCTGTTGCGCTAAAGAAACGCGCCAGCCCCTTGCAAGGACTGACGCGGCGGCAATGTATTCCCCGGCTAGGCCGGAGGCAGTCTGGCTGATAACACCGTCAGCCATGAATTTTTTAGTCAGTGTCATCATAACTTTCGAGCAGGTCGTTCAGGTAAAACTGTGCTTTGCGAAGGTCTTGCACCCCGTTCTTTAACGGGAACCTCCAGATATACTTTATCAGATTGCCCTGCACATAATACTTATAATTGTCACCCAGCGCGGCCTTTATAGCATCGAGACACTCGATGTTGCCGCTGGTGTAGTGTTCCGGGTGGTTTACCGGGTCACTCATCTATAAGCCTCCTCATTAACACTGCATGTTGACTGTGAGGGTATGAGAGGTGCGACACAATGACCCACCCCTCATCCTCGTACTTCTGGATTTCATCATGGATGACGTATCTCAGAATCATGCGCTCAGGCACCGTTCAACTTCCTTCAGATACCTGTTGACCTTTGTGCGACCCCGGCCACGCTTGTCGAGCTTTTTACAGGCGTACATGACAGTCGAGTGGTCACGCCCAAATGCCCGGCCCACTTCTGGATAGCTACAACCCAGCAGTCTGACTGACAGGTACATGGCGATGTGTCGCTCGTCTGCGTTGAACCGCCGCTTGGACAGCAGGTCTGCAACTGGCACTCCCGTGACTTCGCTGGTGGCCTTGATGACCCGTTCAATCTTTTGCTCATAATGCGTCAAACGGGATGGTTTCACCTCGTTCCCGAACACTGTTGATATAATTTTCTCTAAGACAGACATCGTTACAATATACCTCCTTGTTACCATTTACTGTTCCCTGATGTCGCCAGTTGAACTGCTGGCCGCAGTGTGAGCAGGTGTCGAACCTATCGACACTCTGCGCTGGTTTTGATGTTTTCGACTTTTTCTTGTCGTACCAAGCCATTAAAACGGAATCTCATCGTCCAATGGTTTTGCCGCCGGGGCAGTAGCCATGCCATTACTTTCCGGGCGTTCTATGAACTCGGAAACCTTGAGGCTGACATACTGCTTGCCAGCTTTGGATTCGTTGTTCCACGCTGACAGGCTGTACTTCTGCCCGTCAATCATAATGGTGCCACGCATATCAGGACGCGCTTGGTTGTCCCCTTTATCATTCGGGAACAGCGACCCTGACATATCCTTCATCTGATATTCCGCCATTAGATAAGCTCCTTTTTGCGGTTGCTAAACAACTGCCGGTCATCTGCCGACAGTCTGAGTTGGACCCGGTTATAGAGTGCCTTCAGGGCATCAATGTCCGGGCATTGAGCTATCTCTTGGGCAAGCGATAGCTGTTTCAAATTACCAGAGGGAACCGCATCAGGTACGGTTTTGTCATCACTACTACTATTGTGCGACACGGCTCCCTCACTCGCCTTGTTGCCGGGGTTGCCCGGTCCGGCGAAGCTAGGTTGCGGCATATCCTCGCCGCTATAAAGGTGTAGGCCAAGCCCCGTGGCGCAGGATATTGCCTTTGCCATACAGCGTTGCAGTGAGGCGTTCACCTCGAAGCTGTTGGGGTTTTGGATGGGCCGGTTGGCATGGTTCAGCACCGGCATGATTTCGGTTGCGCTTGGCTGGTCCTTGCCCAGAGTGATTGTCACCTGCACATAGGCATAGCCCTGCTCGTCCTTCATGTAAGGCAACAGAGTATCGTCAGCCTGCTTATAAAGGTGCTTCGTTACCATTGCCTCTGGCACATGGTCCTTCAGCAGTTTCAGGGCGTGTGCCCAGCTAAGATATGTAAACCCGTTTTTCTTTTCGACCAGTTTGCGGGTATCAATCTGGCTCATGGTTTTCCAGATGGTCATTCGGATACCTCAAAGTCGATGATTATCTTTGCGACATTGTCCGTGGATTTGTGTCGCTCCACTCCCAGATGGTGAGCCAGAGCATCCAAACTACCAACCAAAGCGTTTTGAGGCGCGTTGTTGTGATGCGAATACTCGAAAGTCTGCCCATCCTTAAACTGAAAAATTACTTTGCTTTTCATACTTTCCATAGCTCCTTTGCTTCTTCGATAAAATCTTCATCCCAATAGAACGGATGCTGAAAGTCTGGGTCCAGTACACCGGCCAGCACTTTCGGGTCTGTTGATATCTGCATCAAGTTCTGCCGCCTTACAGCCCGGCCACGCATCTCCTCGACACAGTAGGCCAGATATTCCGGCGACAGTTCCTCGCAGTTGTCAGGGCTAAACAGTACGCCGCCGGTTGCCGACACATACGCAATGTGTGGCTTCAGCCCGGTGGCAAGCTGATAAATGGCGACCTGACAGACATGCTCAAACTGTGGCTTGGACGGGATAGCGGCTTTGGTCCAGCCGCGTGAGCCGTCCTTCTTTACAGCCCCCATGCGCGGTGCCTTTGTCTTCACCTCACAGAAGCTGTCAGAAGAGCAGAGGTCTATGAACCCAAGCACCGGCAGGTCTACCCCCGGCAACGATACCTCGACCTTCTGCTCCTCTGTGCTACCCCCGAACTGTTCTGCCAGTAAGTCAACACCGTTCTCAATGGCATCCGGTATCAACTCACGGAACTTGTCCCGCTTTTCATCTGGCTCTGAATCTGGTGCGTCATGAAAGTCATACGACAACAGCGCACTGTCTATGGCCTCATCTAACCCGGCACCGGTTGTCAGCATGGCCTGTATCCCACCATGCACTGCGGTGCCAAATGCCGCGTTCCAACCAACCCGCATCGCCCGGCGTTGCTGTCTGTTCAGATAGACATACTGAAACATCCAGATGGCCAGCGGCTTCAATAATTGGCTGGGGCTGTAATGCGTTAATTGTTCCTGCATAATTCCTGACTAAATAAATTGTTTACAGTTTCCTCGTCTTACTTTACTACTGGTTATCAAATGAACTGTCAACACTTATCAAGGAGTTATCTGTGAAACTTGCAGAATGGTTAGTACACAAGGGTTTGCGGCAGGCAGACTTGGCACGGAAGCTGGATGTAACCCAGCCGACTGTGCATAATTGGATATATGGCAAGCGGCCACCGTCAGGGATGCACATGATTGAGATATATCAGATGTCCGGGGGCAAGGTTGGCTTGCGTGATTGGGCGGAGGTTTTCACAAGTGATTGATGCGGGGGAGTGTAGTGTTGAACAGTTCAAGCGATACTTGGAACAGTCCAAAAACCGGGTGCTGTTCTTCAATCATTATCAGACCTGCACGGTTCAGAGGGCAACCGGTGATTTCTCATCGTCTGTCCGCATGGCTTACCAGCGGCGCAGGTCGGGCAACAAGGGGGAAGCGAAATGATGCGTCATATAGATTTATGCAGTGGTATCGGCGGTTTCGCGCTGGGATTTGAGTGGGCTGGCTTGTCGCGGCCAGTTATGTTCTGTGACATCGAACCGTGGTCACGCAAGATATTAGCAAAACATTGGCCTGACGTGCCAATCGAAGAAGATGTAAAGGTGTTAGCAAATGAGCCAGAAAAAATCCCAGCCGGGGGAAGAGATACAATTCTTACTGCCGGGTATCCTTGTCAACCATTCTCACACGCCGGGAAGCGGCGCGGCACGGAAGATGACCGCCACATCTGGCCGTACATCCGCGAGATTGTTGTACAAAAACGACCCGCTTGGTGCGTTTTCGAGAATGTTTATGGTCACGTCTCAATGGGCCTCGACCAAGTGTTATTTGACTTGGAAACCGATGGCTACGCCACAAGGTCGTTTATTGTTCCGGCTTGTAGTGTCGATGCCCCGCACAGACGGGACCGCGTCTGGATTATTGGGCGATTTATGGCCGACACCAACAACCCAAGAGATAGAACACAACGACATGAAGCTAACAGAAACTGGCCGCAGAATGTCAAAGGATGGGAAAAGCAGTCGTGGCCTCAACCTAGCCGACACAGTGAAAATGTGGGCCACCCCGACAGCTTCACAAAGGGGAAGCAGGGCGACAGACTTGATAGAAAATCAGTCAACGGTTCGGCGGCGAGGGAGTGGTCAGCGGCGAGGAATAGACCTACAGACACAGGCTGGTGGGCAACTGAACCCCCAGTGGGTCGCTTGGCTCATGGGATACCCAACAGACTGGACCAGCTTAAAGGATTAGGCAATGCAATCGTGCCACAGATTGCAATGCAGATAGGGTTGACAATTAAGCAATGTCAGGAGAGCAGTGATGAGTAGTGAGGGCAAGTCAATCGTCCGGGAGGATTGGGCGAACACGGTCCGGGAGAACCGGAAGATTCAGCAGGAGTGGGACGAGCAGATTGCTGATGGTTTTGTTGATTCGCCTGTCAAGGAAAACTTGACCGGCAAGGCAACCAAGCCGTCACTGCCGCCAAAGCCGGGAGGGTCATCACTTGGTTAATGGACGCGCTAAAGGGGCCAGCTACGAAAGACAGGTGGCTAAGAACTTAGAGGAAGCCTTAAACATCCGGTTTTCACGGATACTTGAGCAGACAAGAGAAGCTGATTTGGGTGACTTGCAACCGGATGATGATGACTTTCCGTTCCTGATTGAGTGCAAGCGCAGGAAGCAGGGACACAGCATCAGCCCGGACTGGTGGGACCAGAGTTGCCGGGCGGCACTCAAAGCTGGCAAGCTACCGGCTCTGTGTTGGAAGTATGACAGACTGCCGGAGCGTTGGCGGGTGCCTATTGAAGCACTGGCCCGGCTCCGAGGGTTTGTACCGGCTCAGAATGAGGACCAGTACGATTGGAAGCATACGGCGGAGTTGTCTTTTGATGACTTCTGCATGGTGGTCCGGGAACTCATGTGTCATGGAACAGAATAGCGATTTCGCTTTTGATTTGCGGATGGGTCAGGACGAGGAAATCTGGCTGGCCGATTTGCTACGGGGGAAGACCATTGAGGTCAAGCGGGACTATCTGGCGGGTAAGACAGGCAATGTGTTTGTCGAGTTCACCAGTCGGGGCAAGCGGTCAGGGCTTGCAACGACGAGGGCCGACTTCTGGGCGTTCATACTGGACGGCGAGAGGGTGGTGATAGTGCCGACACAATACTTGCAACAGCTTGCACGACAAGCCTATAAGCAGGGCCGCACTGTCAGGGGCGGTGATAACAATACCAGCGAGGGAGTGCTGGTGAAGGTAAAGGAGTTAGTTAGATGAAACTGAAGAACATTGAAGACCCGAATACGTTTGAGGAATACTTGGACGATTATTTGTTGCACATGTCTCACTTCAAAAAAGAGCCGAGGGCGTTTGACAGGGCTTTGCTAGTGAAGGCAAGCGCATGGATTGGCTGGCTAAATGACGACAACATGATTAAGTCGGGTTACATTCGCTCACTCGAAAAGCAGGTTAAAGAGCTGGGAGGTCACACAAGATGACTGACAGCTTGATTGTACGCAGTAGCCTGAAGGACAACTTCAGCGTTCTACCGAATCACCTGCTGAATGATGACCGGCTATCGGCTGACCAGCTAGGCTTGCTGGTGTATCTGCTGAGTAAGCCGACAGACTGGCAGGTGCAGGTCACAGAACTGCGTAAGCGGTTCGATGTTGGGCGGGACAAAATCAGGACCATTCTGGCCTGCTTGGAACAGTACGGATATATCAGCAAGGAGCAGGTGAGACAGGAGGGCAAATTTGCCTCAAACCGTTATGTCGTCTCAGATTCACCGTTGACTGAAAAACCGTTGACGGAAAAACCGTTGACGGTAAATCCGACACTTACTAAAGACAGAAGTAAACAAAAGACAGAATATACAAAACCAAATATAGGGGCTGGCAAGCAAAAGCTGACTGATTGGGAGCCTACTGTCGCTGACAAGGAATATGCGGAATCGCTTGAGCTTGATTGGCAGGAGATACTGACGGATATCCGGCTCTGGGATGAAAAGAACGGAAATAAGGCCGCTTACGCTTCGTGCAGGGCTTTCTGGCAGGGTTGGTGCCGGAAAGAGGGGAAGCGCACTCAGCGGGCCTCAAATCGCCAGCAATCGGTATCTAAGGGTAAGAGGGAGCTATCTGACAGGCAGAAGGTTTATGCTGAGACGGTTACGGAACGGATAGTGAAGGCTTATGGCCATGAGGGGTATAGTTGGAAGCTGGTGCATCCTGATGTGGTGGCGTTTATGGAAAGTCCCGGCACGGATGAGGATTGGCTTGCGCTGGGCAACGGCCTGCCGAACCCGAAGGAAAAGGGCTGGATGTGAAAAGGGAGGCCGAAGCCTCCCTGTTCTGGTTAGTCGCATGACAGCGAATGGGTTATCCTGACCGACCAGTAGCCGTCTGGCTCGTTCCAGCGTATGCCGGAAGACCGGGTGCCGTAGCCGAGTGACGGATACTCACCGAAGATGCGCTTCTCGAAGAGTACGATTGGCTCACGCTCATCGCCGGTTACGATGTATTCCTTCAGGCGGCCTGATGTGTTCTGTTGGATTTTCATGTGTTCCTCCTATGTTTGAACATGATGTTCATAGCTATATGCTAAGGATATAGGTTAGTCAACAGCTAAGTTGCAAAGGTTAACTTGTTTAGGTATACAGGGGTTAGGAGGTGGCGAATGTCTAAGAAGAAGCTAACGCCGGAAGTCATAGACGAATACCTGCGGAGGATTGCCATAGACGGGCGCAGTGCGCGGTCGGTTGGCAAGGATGCAGATATGCCCAGCTATGAAGCGTTCTACAAGATGAAGAAGAAGGACGGCACTCTGCAAGCGATGTACAACGATGCTGTAGAGGCAAGGGCTACCGCTATTGATGATAAGATAGATGAGGTGCTGGAAGGTGTCCGCAACGGTGATATTGATTACCAAGCTGGACGACTTGAGATAGATGTCCAGAAGTGGCGAATGGCCAAGTTTTTTCCCCGGCTATACGGAGACAATCAGAAGCTGGAGGTTGAGCATAAGACCAGCTTTGTCGATGAGTTGAAGCGTGTAGCGGCTAGGGTAGAGCAGGCTAGGCTGGAGGGGGCTGAGGTTGTGGATGTGGAGATTGCGGGGGAAAACACTTACAGCGGCACACGCGCACCCGCGAAGCCTGAGATTGATAATCACTCGCAAGAGGATTTATGATGGATAAACAACCATCGGTACACACAACTATTGCGTTCTCAATAAATACAATGACTTACGCAGTCAGACCGGTCAATAATCTATGCCATAATATACATTATGCGACAAATACTTACCATTGGTAGGTATTTTTGCCAGATACCCCCCCTTCAAACAGACGCGGGGGCGGCGAGAAAAAGAACATACCCACACACACCCATAGGCCCCCCATGATTATTGCAGACCCAACCTCCCCCGACACGCTTTTTGCAAACGCAAAAACCGCCTACGAGTTGCAAGAATTTGACCGCGCCGCCAAGCTCTGCAATCAGGTGCTGGCAATCACTGAGCACCCCCTCGTTGCGAATCTGTTGGCCATGAGCCTCCTCCGCCTCGAAAAATTCGACTTCGCCGAGCGCGTGTTTTATGAGGGTTTGGCTATGGACCCCAACTGTGTGCCGTTGCTGGCCAACTTGGCGAACTATCTGCGGGAGACGCTGAGAACGGAGCAGTCGCAAGAATTACTCGCCCGCGCTTTACAGCTTCAGCCGGACAGTCATCAGGTCAATCATAATTATGCGATTCTGTGTTTAGAGACTGGTCGGTTTGAGGAGGGCTTGCAACACGCTGAGAAGGCCGACAGGGCCAAGCCTGACCATCCGGCGACTAGGCACACGCTGGGCATGGCTCAGTTCCAGAACGGCAGGTTTGATATTGGCGCGGCCAATTATGATTTCCGCAAGCAGGTGTTTGAGCGTGATGACAGCCCTTTGCCGTTGTATACTGGCGGCAAGCACAAGGTGATTGTCCGGCAGGAGCAGGGTCTGGGCGATACGTTGATGGTGTCCCGGTGGTTACCGAAGCTGAAAAATCTCGGTGCTGATGTGACCCTTGTAGCCCCCACCTGTTTGTATAAGCTGATTGAGGATTCCGGGCTGTGCAAGGTGCAGAGGGCCGGGGATGATGCGGATTTCAGCCATCATTTGTGGACTATGGACCTGATTCGGATGTTTGGGCGGAAGTGGCACCAGATGGACGGTGAGCCGTACTTTGTGGCTGACCCTGAGTAGGTTGAGCGTTGGAAGCTGGCTCTGGGGGCGAGTAGCAAGCCGCGTGTTGGGCTTTGCTGGTCTGGCAGTAGCCGGACAAATGACCGTCATGCGTTTATAATTGACAAGCGGCGCAGTCTGACCATCAGTGAGGCTGTGGGCCTTATGGACGGGCTAGACGTTGATTGGGTGAACCTGACGCGGGAATTGGGCCTGCCGGGCAGTAAGGACTTCTCAGCGCAGGTTGGCGACTTTGCGGAGATGGCCGGGCTGTTGAAGAACTTGGACCTCGTGGTTACGGTGGACACGGCACTGGCGCATTTAGCTGGTGGTTTGGGGGTTCCCACGGTGTGCTTGCACCGGCATGATATATGCTGGCGGTGGCACCCCTACACTGAGCAGACCCCCCTTTATAGAAATATGCGGCATTACAGGCAGACCAAGCCGTTTGATTGGAGCCACCCGGTAAAAGAGGCGCGGAATGTCATCTCAGAACTTCACAACTGACCTGCTGGTAAAGATACACGATGACCC